CAACTTCGACACATCCGCTGTCACGGACATGAGTTACATGTTCTACAATTGCAGCAATCTCACTACGTTGAACCTTTCGAACTTCGACACATCCGCTGTCACGAACATGAGTTACATGTTCAGCCAATGCAGCAATCTCACTACGTTGAACCTTTCGAACTTCGACACATCCGCTGTCACGAACATGAGTTACATGTTCGATGGTTGCAGCAATCTCACCACGCTGGACTTGTCGAGTTTCAACACATCATCTGTGACGAATATGAATGGCATGTTCGGCTATTGCAAGAAACTCACCACGCTGGACTTGTCGAGTTTCAACACCTCCGCTGTTACGAACATGTATAGCACGTTCTACGATTGCACATCATTGACCACCATCATAGGAACTCACACGCTTGAAGAGGTGCAGACAGGACAAATAAAAGCACTGAAAGGAATGAAAGTAAGTCTTGATTTATCATACTCTCCATTGCTTGAACGCGCAAGCATCCTTGCAGTTTTCTACGGCCTTGCAGACCTTACAGGAAAGACAGCACAGACCGTCACTCTTCACGCCACAGCAAAGGCACGGCTCACTGCGGAAGATATAAAATAGCAACCGACAAAAACTGGAACGTAGAATGATAAGAATAGGAATCACAAAGGATATGGCTCTGCGGATGATTCGCAACCATTCGAAACTGACGGAGAAAATCCTCATTAACTCCGAGGCTCTGAAGGAACTCATCGAAGAAGGACGAGTTAAGAAAACCGAAGATTGGTACGAAATCGTGGAGACCGAAGAGGAACGCGAAGAGCGCGAAAGACGCGAAGCGGAGGAACTTGCAAGACGGACGGCGACAGCAAGGGAGCAGAAAACGGCAGAAATAGAACGATACGACAAGTCTACAGCCGTGAACAGATTCACCTTCGCAGGACAGCGTATGTGGTTTGACAAGAACGAGCGCAGTGCCATCAGACACGGTGTGGAATCGTGCGAGGGCAGCGGAATGGACACATACAGCATTTGGTACGGAGGTAAGGAATACACACTCCCCACAAATGTCTGCAAACAGATGCTTAATGCCGTGGAACTTTATGCCATACGTTGCTTCGACACTACGGAACGACACAAGGCGAACGTTGCAACATTGGAAACTATTGAAGAGATAGTGAACTACAACTTCAGAGAAGGATACCCCGAACCCATAAACTTCGATAAATTATGAAAATGACAGACAAACTTTCTAAGTGGTGCGGCATGGACAAACTCGCACACTTCGGTATCGGCGGACTCATTGCCGCCATCGTACTTATCGCCATGGCTTTGCAGGACTACGGATGCGGTGTGTGGCGCACCGCCCACATGAGTTGGGCAGGACTTATCGTAACGACGTGGCTTGGCATCATCAAGGAAATCATGGACACCAAACGCGACTGGAAGGACATCGTTGCAGGAATTGCAGGAGCGTTTGTTGTTGTCCTCGCGGCATATGGCGGTGCGGTGCTCTATGTGCTGAGCAACTGAGAAACGACCACCGAAGATGGATTTTTGTAACTTAAACTTTGCATAAAATATCCGTTTTCGGTGGTTTTTCAAAAAATAGCACATAAAATGTTTTGCAAACAACGAAAATTGAAATAACTTTGCACCATGACAAACAACAACAAGAAAGCCAGCACATCCAAAGTGAAGGTGCAGGCAAAGCCGAAGATAACGGTGAACATCAAGAAAAGTCCCAAAGGTAATGCAAGACGAAAAGGATGTTAGACAGGATAAGGTATTGAAGGCGATAAGGATTCTCCGTGACGTTACGGTCATCGTGAAGATATTTCCTTTCCTTTCATCATTGTTGTATATCATCTTCTTCTTGGCGCAACTTCTGTTCCAAAATGATGTGGTATACGAAATGGAATCCTTGTTCTACATCTCTGCTTTCGTTGTAGTATTGCTGATAGTGCTTTCTTACAGACTTAGGTTGTGCAAATGGCACAGGATACAATGTCTGTTGCTGCTCATGCCGCAGGTATTCTCTTACATAGATATGTATGTATACGAATACGGAGTGCATTCCGCAATCATTGCCGACATCGCACTGACATTCATACTTGCGGTATCTGTTCTAAACGCATATAAGATGTTCAGAATGTCTTCTTTACAACCGTTGGACAAGACTTAGACAAATAACTGCATATAACAACTTTCTATTTTCTTTTTGACAACAACTTTCTTTTTGACAACTTTCATTTTAGGTTTATTAGTTCCAAGACACTTTTTTTTCATTGGAGAATAGTGTATTTTATTGGTTTTTTTTCAGGGAGGACCGTCCGCTGTGAAGCGCATGGTCCTTTTTCTATATCTTGAACGCAACTTGTTCAATGCTTATTATCCTATTAAGCCTTGCCCAAAGTTCTGCATACTCAACTATGTACGGCTGTATCTGCTCCATCCCAACATTGTCTGAGTTTAGGGTTTTGATGATGTTGTAGAGAAATCCCTTCATGTTGGACATCTCAATGATACTGCTGTCGTTCGCACTGAAGAACTCCATGAGGTCACACCAGCACAGTCCTCGGAAGATAACGTTCTTTATCCTGTTCGTGGTGTGTGTCAGAGACTCTCCTCTCATACGGTATACATACCCGATGTTGTCAATATATGCAACCTTGTTTGCTATGTACAGCATCGGAATGATTACAGGTGTGTCTTCAACGTATCTGCGTGGTGAATATGGTATCTGTTCGAACAGCCGTTTGTCAATAAGTCTGTTGACGAGATAAACGGTACGGTTTCCCCAAAAGCGCATAACCTTGTCTGTTCCCTCTACGATGGTGTTTCCGTAACAAGTTGCGTCCCACGAACCGTCTTGATGTAAAACTTTTACCCCCCCCGACACGATTTGCGCCCCGGTATTTACTGCGCAGTCGTAGAGGTCTTGCAGGAAGTTTTCGTTGTCGTAGTAGTCATCACCGTCAAGGAACATCACGTATTGCCCATTTGCAGCCTCTATGCCGGCTTTTCTTGACATTCCTGCACCAACGTTCCGTTCGTTCTTTATAACGCGAATACGGCTGTCTTTTTCGGCAATCTCGTCAACGAGTATTTCCGTCTCATCTGTAGGCTTGTCGCAGACTACGATAATCTCTACGTCTTTGAATGTTTGCCGCAAAACGCTTCTGACGGCATCTTGTATAAAGTCTTGGACGTTGTAGGCAGTGATAATTACTGAAATCATGTGTTTTTGGATTTTGTTTGTGATTGTGTGTGGTGTGTTGCAGCATTGCAAGGTACTTCCTGCATTCCGCTATTTGCGTATTTGTTAGCGTATACATGAATCCCAAATGCTTTACTTCTCCTTCTTAAGCCAACTCTTTGGAATGATGTCAAGAATCTTGAAGAAGTTGTACGACACGCGCCTCTTCGGCTTTCCGATGTACCTTCGTGCAATGATGTTCCGGACATTGCTCTCACTCTGTCCGAAATGTTCTGCAATATCCGCAATCGTGGAATCCCCGACAATCTTTGATGATACAAGTGCGAAGATATCCCTCATTTCCGCTTCTGTGCAGTTGTCATTGACAATCTTGTCACGATAGTAGTCAATGATTTCCAAAAGGAGTTTCTTTATCATATGTGTTATTTTTTTTGATGGTGTGCCGGGTAGTGTTTCTACCCGGACACTTACCAATCAGTTAATCGTTGTGCTTACATGGTAGGATGCCTTTGTTCCGGAAGGCTTGACAACCTTTCCGAGGACGTTGTAGATGTTCTCGCACGCTATTGCGGCACGCTCACAGCGTTTTACGGTCTCTGCGGTGTTGTACTCTATTAGAGGTAGACTTGACAGGTGCTGGTTCTGAATCGTGATGAGGTCCTGCATGACGTTACCTGTCTCCTTCGTAGCCAATCCTGCATCTTGTGCCATTATTTTGGCAATCATGAGGACATTCTCATGGATTTGGCTGATGTAGAAGTTTTGGGTATTGATACCTGTAGCAAGACCGTTGATACTTTCCTCGCTCGCAGTTGCAATGTCACGGCTGATGCCTTTAAGGTCAGACGTGTTCTCCCTCAGTGCGTCAACATCGAAACCTGCTGCACGGAGGCTTTCCATTGCGACATTTAGACCTTCTGTTGCGGTCTGAACGTATTTCGGAACGGCAGACATTACCTTTGTAATATCATCTGTCGTTATCTCTCCGTCCTTGGCGAGTTTGTTAATCTCATCGTAGAACGGCTGTAACACTCTCTGAACGACTCCTGCGAGGGCTTGGTTCACAACGAGGTTTTGAATCATCTCGTTGAACTTCTCTTCAATGGCTTTCGTAGTATTATCGAACGAAAGGTATGCGTCAAGCCATTCCTCTGCAAAGTCCTTTGCCGCACTCGCAACATCCGTACCAACGATACTTGATACGAACTCTTCCTGCAACTCAAGGAGTTTGTCCTGCGCATCACGAGCGTTGTCAAGATACTCTTTTGTCTTGTCCTCGTCCTCCTTCTTTCCTTTGCTCTTCTCCGCTTCAGCCTTCTTGAGTTCTGCCTCACGCTGTGCCTCAAGGTTCTTTATCTGAAGGTTGTAGTTGCGGATGTATTCCGTTCCGAAGGACTTTTCAACGAGTTTTTCAAGGCGTGAATACGAGTATTCAAGTTCGTCAATGAGTTCCTGCTGGCGTTCAATCTCCTTGTTAGCCTTCCGGACTTTATTCGCAGAGATAAAGTTCAGAGCAGAAATTGCAGCCGCTATGGCAGTAGCGATAAGCATCCAGGGGTTTGCCGCTGCAACTGCGTTGAAGACAATCTGTGCAGCAATTATAACACCGATGAGTTTGCTCATCGTCTGAAGACCGTTTATTGCAGAGTCAAAGACAAGTCCTGCCGCAGAATCTTCGGATACGCCAAGGATGTCCTTTACGTCTCCAAGGAGGTTTGCAAGTTCGTCAGCGGAATCAGCGGTACTTTTAAGACCTTTGAAAATCTTGTTTACAGACTTTCTTTGAGCATCCTGCTCGTTTGCAACGTCCTGCTCGGCTTTCTTTACCTTCTTAGCCGCCTTGCTCTTCTTTTCCTCAGCCTCTGCAACTCCAACCGTTGCTTGGTTGAGACGAAGTTGTGCAGTTACGATATCTTGGTCCGTAGCGTATTCAGATGTCTTTAGGTCGTTGAGTTTCTGCTGCGCGTCCAACTGCTGTTGCTTCGCATACTCAATATCCGCGTCAAGAGACGGAAGACTTTCTTCGTATGCAGTCTGTTCTCCCTTGAGAGCCTGCTTGGCTTCCTTTATCTTCTTTATAGACTTGAAGAAACCCTTTACACCTTCAACAAACTCATTTCCGATACCTCTTGAACTCATCTGATTCTCAATATCGTTGAGAGCCTTTGCAAGGGTCTTCATGTTCTCCGGAGAGATTTCCTTGTTCGTCTTGATGAACTTCAGAAGTTCTTCGCGGAGACGTATAAGCGATTTCCTTGATGTGTCTGCAAGGTCTTGGAATACTCGGATATAGTCCTCGCTCTTTGTAAACTCTTCAAAGTTTATCTTCGACAAGTCCTCCTGCTCCTTCTTCCGTGACAGTTTCAGTTTCTCCTCCTTCTGCTCGGGTGTATATGCGTAACTCTTGATGATTTCAGCACGGCGTTGAGCCTCACGCTTTATGACATCTGTCCGCTGTTGCTCGTACTCCTTTGCCTTTGCGAGTTCCTTTTCGAACGAAAGGACATTCTCTGCTGCAACCTTCTGACCCTCCTTGATGATGTTCTCTGCGGTACTGCGGTTCTTCTCAATGATTTCGTCCTTGTAGTTATTGTATATCTCTGCAAGTTTTTCGTAGTTGATGCGCTCGTTCTCGTAGTCAATGGCAGAATCAAGTTCGAATTCCAAACTCATGTTGAACGCTTCATCTCCGCTCTTGAAGGTATCATTTATCTGCTGTACGACTTGGTTGAAGAGGTCTTCTCCGAAGTTTCCGAATAGAGATACGCTTACACTTGTAGCAAGTTCTATGTCTCCGGTCTCTGACAGAATCTTGTTGTAGAAATCCCTTGCAGTCTTCGTCTTGGAAATCCTGTAGGCAAGTTCCTTTAACTGCTTCTCAATCTTCTTCTGCTTCTCGTCAAGGTCTATCTTGTTGATATCAACGTTAAGACTCAAGACGTTCTTGCTGGACTTTGGAAGTTCTGCCATCGCCTTGCTGATGCTATCAAGATACGTCTTCAATGTCTTGGCATCAGTGGGGACGTTGAAATTCGGCAGTTTGAAATTGTACTTGCTGTTTAGGAAGAGGATTTCGCGGAACGTATCAGCGTAAATCCTCTTCATATCTTCAAGTGCCGCAGTATCTCCCTCCTTCTTCTTGAGGTCTTCATACTCCTTGTTGATGTTCTTCAGAGTATTGACCATCTCGTTGAGAATCTGAAGCCTTTCGCCTTTATTTTTCTCCGGCTTGAGGTATTTCTCAAGAAGTTCAAAGAACTTGAGTTTCTTCTTCAACTCTGCTAAGTCAGCCTCAGAGAACGTACCTGCAATCATGTCGTTCGTTGTCCTCATCTCCGCAATGGTATCCTTGACCTTCTTCATGGCCTCACGGATACGCTTGGAATAGTCCTCCCATGTCTCACCGCCTTTCATGAGATAATACCGCATGTTATCCATATTTACCTTCGTCTGTCCTGCAAGTTTTTGGAATGTGCGGTTCATTGTCTGAACGGTCTTGCTCGGAGGAACGAAGCCTTCGTAGATTCCCTTTATCCGGTTCGAAAGGTTCTGAAGGGGGACTTTGAATTGGCTGTCAAGATTTTCCAACGCCTTGTTAAGCGCGGTAAAGTCAATGTTTGGAATTCCGTTGAAACCTATGGTGATATAGTCATCAAGGTTGATTTTAACCCCGGCATCCTTTAGAGACTTCTTGAAGGCTTCGATGTACTTCTTCATGCTCACCTTTGCCGTTTCAATATCACGCGCAAAGGTCTGCTCTGAAGATTTGAAAGTATAGTTGCTGATGGATTTCTGCGCCTCCTCAAAGTATGTAGTAAACTTTCCGAGAGAAGGATACGTTGACTCCATGGTCTTCGTGAAATCTTCTATAGCCTGCTGTTCTTTGTTGAGGAGTTTGGCGAAATTTTCTGCTTTTATTTTATCAAGTACGATATTGAATCTTTTGATGAAATTGTCAAGACCTTCGATAGTGAACACATCCTCCATAGCCTTTCTGTAATCCTCTCCTTCGCGAACAAGTCTCTTGAATTCGCTGGAAATTCTTGATGCTTGGTCTTCAGATATACCCATGTCCATGAGTTTATCCTTCATCTTCCTCTCAGCATCAAGCAATTTCTTTCCGTATTCGCTGTTGATGGTGTCAATGCCACGCTGCATCTGAGTCTGGCGGATATATTCCCTAATGGCAACGGTGAGGTTGCCGTATTCTCCCTTCATCTCACGGAGTTTCTCAATCGTGAGGTTCTGTTCGGGGATGATGTCACGATACGTTCTCTGAAGTTCGTGCAATGCTTCTCTCTGTTCACGGCTTCCGTCAGCAGCATTTACAGCCTTCTTCGCCAAAGATTCAAAGTTCGTTACAAGGGCATCGGCTTTAGAACCTGTCTCGTCATAGATACCATTCAACTCTTTCTTCAGACGATTGGCGTTCTGCACTGCTTCTGCAATCTTGTATACAAGGTATGTAAACAATGAAATTGCAGCAGTTATTCCGATGAACATACCTGCTGACTTCGCGATAGACTTTATACCGAGACCTAACTTGCTTGTAGTTGTAGCACGTTGCTGCTCCGCCTTCGCTGCTGCAAGGTTTGCATCCGCTGTCTTTAATGCCGCTGAAGCCGCTTCAATCTCCTTACGTGTTCCGTTCTGCTGTGCCCACGAAAGTTCAATGCGTGCCTTTGTACGAGCCTTAGTTGCTGCGAGAACTTGATTGTTGTAAATCGCCTCTCCGGTACTTTCAGCCTTCTGGTATAAAAGCGCGATACCAGCAACACTTCCTACCGTTGTCAACGTTTTCGCAACGGCCTCCCAATTGCGCATCAAGGTAGTGAGGTTTTCTATCAGAGACTTCATACCATTGTTTACGCCTTCGGTATTTCCGATTTTGTCGTACATCACGCTGGCGGCATCACCAAGTTTTGCCCACATACCGTAGAGCGTGTTACCTTGCTTCTCCTGCATGTTGTAGAAGATACCACCTGCGGATGTGAGGTCGTTGAAGACATCCTTGACGAGTTCGAACGAGATACCACGCTTTGAAACCATCTCCATAACGTCTGCCGCACTGACAAGTTCTCCGTTCATCTGCGTCAGTTTCTTCGACAACTCCTCTACGATGGGGATTCCCATTTCCGTAAACTGACGGATTTCACTTGCACGAAGATAACCTGTGGCACGAACCTGTCCATAGGCAAGGATTACGCGGTCCATCGCAACACCGAGACCTACGGAAACGTCAGTAAGACGCTTTGTGGTATCAAACAACTCGTCATAACCGATTTTGTATGCCGCAAGTTGTTTGGTGTATTTCGTTAAATCAAGAATCTTTACCGGAGATGTAAGGGCAAATGTCTTGATTTGAGAGAACAAAGCATTAGCGTTCTCTTGGTTCTGAAGGATAGCACCGAGAGATATTCGCTGAAGTTCAAACTGCGCAGTAACCTCTCTTACAGATGTGAGGAAGTTGTTTATTTGGCCTAAAGAGTAATATACTGCGATACGTTTTATGAGTCTGCCAACACAACCTCCAAGGTCGCTGTATGCCCTTCCGGAACGTCCTATCTGTTCTGTTATACGCTGTTGGGACAGAAGTATGCGTTCGTTAGCCTGCCGAACACGTTCCTGCTGTAAACGCAACTTTTCATCAGCCTGCTGAACGTCCTTGTTCAACTTCTTTGCCATCGCACGCTGAAGTTCGGGGAGTTGTATTCCCTTGAACTTTTCAAGACCCTGCAACGCCTTTGCAAGGTCCTTTAATTCCGAAGCAAGTTGCTGGATGGCTTTATAGTTGTCCTTGGATATAGGCTTTACCTTTATAGTCTCAAGTTTTTGCTTTATATCATCAAACTTGTCTACAGCCTTAGCATCAAAAGCAAACGAAACTTTAACGCTTACAGGACGTTTTGTAAGAACCTTCTCCAATTTATCAGCATACTTGCCGTTCCATTCCTGTGTTGCTTTTGTGACAGCATTGTCCAAGTCGAAACCTATCGGAAATATCAAACTGTCAGCCATTGTATTCTTGTTTTTGTCATTATTGTAAATCTTCCAATATCTCTTTCTGCAACTCCTCGGCTTTTTTGAAGTCTTCTGATGCTTTTTGTGGTTCATCTGACTTCACATTCTTCACCTTTCCGAAGCCGAACCTGTCCATCATACGCTGTGTGCGTTCCTCGCTCTGTTCGTGACGTTCTGCCTTCTCCTTTACAGCCTCATAGTCATAGTCGTAGAACTCCTTATCAATAAGCATAAGAGTGATGAATTCGGGGGTATCAATATGCCAATACCGAAGCCATGACCAAAAGCAGTAGTTTCCGTATACAGCCTTTATACGTTCATTGTGGGTACTTGCTGCAAAGGCACTCGTTACTTGCTGTCCGCTTTTTTGGCCAAAACGTCCTGCCCTACCATATTCTCCGCACTCTCCCCACGTTTTATCCTTTGCCCTATGGCTTCGCCAACTTGACTCATAGAGAGAGCGAGTGCTTGCTTTGATGTTCCCAAGTTGGCTAAAAAGAAAACCTTGTTCTCTCCTATTACCTCTGTGGCGTTTATCGTTGCAGAGACCTTTTCGGAAGAATGGTATATCATCCTCCATGTGATGCTGTACAGAAACGGTATCCAACGTAACACCATACCCAAAACCTTGTGAGCCGCCTTCTTGGCATACGCCTTGCGAATCTTTCGGTTTAGACGCTTCGCCTCACGGCTTGTCTTCGCTTCCTTGACACCACGCTGCCAATACAAGATGTCGTAGTCAAGACCGGACATTATCTCATTCTGTGCCTGGCTTGTGGTACGTACCTTCCACTCCCTGCCGTCTATCGTCATGGATATGGTGTTACGCTTGCGAGTAAGTTGTGCTTCTGCAAGAAGTTTAAGCATCGCGCTTTCGTCTGTGGAGAGGTTCTGAACCTCATCGTTTCGGGTGTTGTTCGTTTCGTCCATGTAACTTTAAAAAGAAAAGGGTGGAGGGATGCCATGCGTCAAACCACTCCACCCCAAAAACACACAATCGGGATAACTATGAAAAACCTTTATTCCGCTCTAATTATGAAGCCGTAGCGATGTTGTTAGGAAGCCGCAGCGGTAGGCGTACCCTTACCCATCATGAACGTACCGAGGGTAGTGGTGTTAACGTACTCTGCGGTAGCAACGATGTGGATACGCCAAAGTTTGTTGTCAAGCGTGAGGTTGCCGACAATCTTTGCCTTGGGAAGGAGAATCCACTTGTTAGCCTCGTCATTGAAGATGGCAATAGGACGTGTGGTGATAGGAAGTTCCACGAACTTGAGGACACCGGAAAGAGTTCCGATTCCGGTGGAGGTTCCCGGAGTTTGTACCTTTGCAGCCTTCATAAGAGCGATTGCCATCTCTTCGGAGATGTCGGCAACGTCACAAGAGAAGCCGTAAGTTCCTGCCGTTACGCTGGAAACGATGATGTCTCCCTGCTCGTCCTTGATGGAGTCGATAGAGGGGTCTTCACCTTCCCAAGATGTAGAGTCTTCTACGACCTGTCCAAGGGACATTCCGCTCGCAGTGACATCTGCAAAGGTGGTTTCTGCGGTATATCCGCCCGAAGGTTCGTCAAAGAGGACGATATCACTCTGACCGTTGAAAATCTCGGTGATTTTTCTTGACTTGATTCCTGCCATGGTTGTATCGTTTTATGTTTTTGTTTCTATGTTGTTGTGGATGTGGTGTGCCACTCCACGTTGAGAATCTTTGTTGAATATCCTGTAGTAAGATTTACCGTTGTCGGCGTAATCACATTTGAGGGATTGAGAGTGAAGCAATAACCTTCCTTCGCCTTGCCGTCAATCAGTCTGACGCACCTTTCGACTATCTGTGCGGTGATGTGCTTCTTCACACGACCGTCAGACTGTGTCTTGACGTATATGGAGAGGATGAGGTTGCCTTTGTAAATGTTCACGGGAAACGTGACAGACTGAACATTGCCGTTCCAACCTATGGAGATGAATTCATCATCGGAGATGGTGTTAGGAGTCTCTCCGTCACCATAAGCCCTCACAGAATGGTTCTGTGTCTTCGATGTCGTTACTATGACGGCATTGTCAAGCATTCCGGCAAGTACGGTATCGGGAGTTATCTCTGATATTTTCTTCATATCCTTCAGTTATTTTATAGGCTTAAAGGTTTATTTTATAGGCTTCAAGCCTTCTATTACTCTTTGAACAGTAACGTTCTTTATTGTTTCGAAATATCCTTTTCCACGACCTGCGGAAGAACCTCCGGCATCTATGCGGAATGCGTATGGAGTAGCGGAGAAGATAACAATCCACAAACCTTTTGTAAACCGTGAAGATGCAAGGTCTATTGCATTCTTCAGAAATTCACTTCCGACAATGTCTACAATTCCGCTTACCTTGTCAGACTGTTTGTACCTTGCTTTACTTGTAGGTATGAATGATGATACCCTTCCGTCTATATATACCGCGCATCCTGTTGCATCCCTTAACTGACCTTCCCATACAGGAAAAAGGTCATTTCCACCGGGAGCGTGAGGAGGAATCGGGGAAAATGCACCGTCAATGTAAGAAACCGTATCTTGGGCAAGTTTTCGAAGCGTTGCCTCCAACTTTGGCTTTACCACATGTTCAATGTAGTTCTTTGTTCCGGCATGGATAACACTGCTGTTTTGTGCTGTAAAGTTGCCCATACTATTTACCTACGCTTTGACTTATCTCAATCTCGGTGATGTAGTCTCCCGAAAGGTCCAATCCCAAATCGTTGGCAAGTTTCACGATACCGTCACGCCTGCGACCTAATGCGGTCGTAACAGATATGATGTCGTTCTCCTTGACCATTACGGCGGAAGGTAGGTATACCACGTCATTGTGGGTTACTATACTCAAGGATGTCTGACCACCGGGTTGGAAGTCACACGGTCCGGAGTATATCTCATCCTTCTTGAGGTTGTCCCATTCATCAACCTCTCCGGTGTTTCTTAGGATTGTACATGTATCGAGATAACTCAATTCACTCATAGACATTTCGAAATTGATTGTTAGTTGGAATGATGATGCCGCATTCTATCAGAGACCATACATCTTCTTCCCCATGCAAATTTATTGTTTAACTTAAGTTTCTACTCCTCAAGTATGCAGCATCAAACATTCCGCCTTCATCGGAGTATTCATCCTCCTTATCAGCACCAAGTTCCTCGCGAATTCTGTCTCCAAGAGAACGGAACGCTTCACGGTCCTTTGTGGTAAGAGGGTATCCTCCGATTGAAATCTGTCTGTTTCCGCGCCGCTCACTCTTTGTCCCTCCTGTGATTGACGCTGACATTGAGTAATAGAGGGTAGAAAGGGCGTACTTGAGACTATTCATCGCTGTAACGTCATCGTACATGTCTTCTACCGCATCATCAAGATAGGCAGGAGGCATGCTTGAAGGACGAGCACCCATAGGGGATATTGCTGCGACCTCCAATACGTTCTTCTCTATTTGGTTTCCGAGACCATGAAAATGTCCCCTAAGCCATTGTTCTACCGTCATTACTCAATCGGTTAAATCGTTACTTTTTTGTTACTCCGTCTCGTTGCCTACGTTGTCTACGTTGTCTACACTCAAGGTAGATGCAGAACTTGCCTTGGAACCGTAAGCGTGGAAGTAGTACATGTCCTTGGGACGGATGGGAACTGCGAGGGCGGTGAGTTCACCCATCCAACGCTGTTCGCGAGTATCACGGTTGTACATGTACTCAATGATACCACGACCACCGTAGATGCTTCCAACAATAGCCTGCGAATCGGGACGAAGAGGAGCAACGTTCTTGATGACACCGATGGTTCCGGTAGGACGAACGAGGATTACACCGTCTTGGAATGCATCAAGAGAAGTCACACCTTCAGACAGACTTGGCTTTGTAGCCACGCATACGGTCTTGCTTGTGATAATCTCATCAACCTCAAGAACACGGCGTAGAGCCTCCTTCTGTGCGTCAAGTGCAGTTCCGCGTGCTACCGCTACGGCATTGTCATCGTTTGCCTTCGTGTAGCGGAGTCCGATTCCGGTAAGGGCATAACCGATAGCCTTTAGAACATCGGTGTGACTAAGAAGTTTGTAGAGGAACTTCTCGCTCATCTCAATGGCGACGTTGCTGTAACCGTTTACCTTCCACTTGAGTTCACGGACGAAATTTCGGATATCGTCTACAGGAGTGCTGCTGGGGTTCTCTGTGCCGTTTGTATCGGTAAACCAAGTCTTTACGAAATGGTTGTCCTCCGGTACGTTAGCCTTAAACGATGCTCTGATAGAGCCATAAGGGTTGTTGTCATCAGTAAGCGTAAGTCCTGCATTGGACTTCATCTGACCGACTTGGTAGTTCAGAGAGTTCTTGAAAGCAGAAACAATATCGTCTACTGCAAGGAACAACTGCTTGGAAAGGAACGAGTTTATTGCAGCAGACTCATTCTTGTTGCTGAAGTTTGCAATACTCTTCACCTCGTTAAGGGCAATAAGTTGCTTGCGGTAGTCGTTCTCTCCGCGTACAACGGAAGCCTTCATACGGGGGATAGTTCCCTTCAAAATGCTGAGTTTGTTTTGCTTACCATAAGGGATTGCAGGAGAGTTGAGGTCAACATAACTTGCCATAACCTCAACATTCCGTTCAGCCTCAAGCATCTCATAGGTGAAGTCAAGTTGTGGGGTATCCCATACGAAACCTTCAAGGTTCGCTTCTTGGCTCTCGCGCTTCGAAAAAACCTCGTTAAGATATGCCGTAAAAACGGTGCTGCTGTTGATTCCTTTGGAGGCCATCAACGAATCAAGTCCACCAAATCTATACATAGTATTCTGAAGTTTTTTAAATTCTTAACAAACAATGATTCCGGGATGTTCATCCGGAAGTTTAGTATCAAGATTATCTCGGTTCAAAGTACCTCGGGTTACAATTGTAAGCGAGCAACCTTCTTCTCCAACGTATGCATCTTCGTAGGTGAGACCTGCAAAGAAATAGCCTGAAGGGTTTATTCCGTATTCAGAACTAAGTTTAAATGCAGGTTGCGAACCTAATCCGCTCATATACACTGCACTTCCAAGAGGAATTTTATCTCCGACAGCAAGACTTTTCGGAGAATTGTTGACAGGATATTTTGCGCCAACTTTAACATAAGCACCTCCGGGATAGAATTCTTCAGTGCGAACCCAAGGAGTATAAGCAGCTAACTGGATGCCCTCTTCGGACACTTTGAAAGAGTTTCCGTATTTCTTCTCCATTTTTATCTGAAGTTTATGTTACACAATCTTATTCGGTTATAACGCCATCATTCTTGAGCATTTCCAACTCTTTGGAGAAGTCGGGAATATCCTCGGAGTTCTGTGTGCTTTCGAAAGGTTTTGACGTATCTACGCCTTTCTTGGCAACTGCCTTGTTAAACTTCTCCTTGAACTTGGAGGTGAGTTCTTCGGCTGTCCATTTCTTTCCGCTGACTTCGTAGAGTTCCATTACACGCTCATAGGCATCCTCACTTTCGGAAGGATAACCCTTAGCGTAATCCCAAGTTGCCTTTAGGCTGTCCAAGGCTTCTACTGCGGACTTTTGGGATTGGGAGAGTTTGAATGCTGAAAGTTCTTCGCTCAAAGGCTTGATAGCCTCGGAAATCGCTTTCGCGATAATATCCGAAACGGATTCCGTAGCGTTATCTTCATTTGCATTCTGAGACTCTTGGTTCTGCTCTCCTGCATGACTTTCTTTGAGTTTCGCTTCAAGGGATTCCTTCTCGCCCTCCAACTCCTTGATTCGGGAGTTGAGTTCGGTACGTACCCGGTCTGCGGCACTCTGTTCCGCTTTGAGCAGAGGTTCTGCCATGGTCACAAAATTCTGAATCTGCTCATCGCTTGTGATGAAAGTTTCTCCGAACGTGGCTACCCTTTCAAAAGCCGAATCTGCCAACCCAAGTTTCTTGTACCCTTGTTTCAGCGCGTTCAAAAGTTTGGTCTTCATAATGTTATATGTTATTGTTTTATGGCGCAAATATACGAAATTATACTTGTTTGAAAACGAAAAACACGAAAAACTGAAATTTATAGGGCATTTTTTTTTACATTTGCATGATAAAATATATAACTTACAAGTACGAAAGAGTAAAAATCATTGCAGAATGGCTTTTAGGATTAGGAATAGGTCACTTGTTTTTCCTAACAAATATCCGACAGTACACCGAAAACTTGCTACCGTAACAAGCGAGAGCAAGACCGTAGTTGACGGTTTTGTGTTAAGGCACAAGACGGACTATATTCCACAAGTCGGGTTGCAGGAAAACGTATGCGCATCAGACTGTAACCTTGTGTTCATGTGCGGCCAGGGTACGGCTGGCAAGACATTTTCCATGTATCTGAAGGCTTTGCAGGGTATTGACAAGAAGGACTTCAAGGCTCGTCTTATATCAGTACGTGCGCTTGACAGCAAGAAAGGTTCTTCAATGTATGCCGATGGCGTAAAGGTTTGCGGAGACTTTGCAGGATGTCAAAGCAGTTCTTCTGATATACCTACGTTCTATTGGGAAAAGACCAACGCAAGCCTTCAGTTGATACACTCAAACTTCAACTATGCAAACAAGGACGAGAGAAAACTCTTTGAGGACTACGCAAAGAAACAGCAGGCTTCACTCATCATGATTGACGAGGCTACAGAAATGAACCACTTCGGAATGTTCCTATTTTGGTTCATGCGTAACCGTGACGATTCCGGAATGAAACCGCAGATGATTCTGTCGTTCAACCCACTGCACGAACATTGGACTACTGAGATGCTGAAGGACGCAGGATTTCTTGGAGATGATTGGTATCTAAAGAATGAAATGATTGGGAAGATAAGATACTTCTACGTCAAGGGAGATACGCCAGCAGAAATCATTTGGGGAGATACAAGAGGTGAGGTCGTGAAAAGGGCGAACATCAGAATTTCCAATGAGGATAGAAAGGCAGGACTTTCGGAATCGGATATGGTTAAGTCTTTTACGGTATTTACCGGAACGGCAGCGGACAACCGAGAACTTGTAAACGCTACAGGAGGTCAGTCCGTAGCAAACCTGCACGCAGTCGGAGGAACACAGCGTGCAATTGTCGGAGAGGCTTACTTCGGACCTGTTGACAACGCTCTGATTGACGTAAACAGAGATATGGTGCATGCAATATGGGAAAACCCTGTAAACGATGACGATAACGTATATGCTACCATGGATATAGCATCGGGAAAGGAAGACTCTGCACCGTTCATCGTTTGGAGAGGACTTCAGATGATAGACATTGACTATTTCAAGGGAGAACCGTACGAACTTGCGGATTGGATAAAATCAAGGCTTGACAGATTCGGAGTGCCGATTACAAACTTTGTGTTCGACAGCGGAGGTCACGGATATTGGGTGCAGAGCCTTACAAACGGTATTGGTGTAGCCGTGAACAGAAAGACGGTGCAGGAGTATGACGAGTTCGGAAACCCTACGTCAACACACCTTGAATTCTTCAACCTTCGCTCGCAACTTATGGGAAAACTTGAAGTAATGCTAAAGAAGGGGGATTTGTCATGCGCAATACCAAAAGACAAGAAAGTTCCGTTTAGAAAGAACGAGACAGCAAGGTTCTTTGACGTGCTGTGTGACGGTATAGAACTTTTCAGAGTCACGTCAAGAAACAAGAAGACATACTACTACTCAAAGGATGAGTTCAAGGAAAGGTTCAAATACTCACCCGGAGAGATGGATGCCATCTCGTTGAGGATGTACCTTGAACTTGATACAAGAAAGAGAAAGCAACCGAAGCCTGTCATTGAGGACGATGCATACGATGATCTGTACAGCACGCCACCAAGAATGCATAGGGGATACTTCTGAACAAAGAACAAAACAACGACAATATGGAAATAAAGAACATCGGAGAACTTTTAAAGAAGAAGCCGTGGAAACGGCTTGTATCGGAGGATGCGGAATTTCCTCCAATGATGTACACAATGTACTATGACGTTCCTGTAACGTACGAGCCGGGACTGAGGTACCAATACCTGTCGGAATTCGACCTTATGAAGGAATGCTGCGAGGCTTCCCATGAGATAAACTCTTCATACATGTCGAAACGCCCCATCTATGAGGTCGGGAAGAGGACAGTAACGGAACAGGTGAAGGACGCTTCCGGAAACCCGGTATACAATGCAGACGGAACACCGAAGACTATCACAAAGGATGTCAAGGATTGGGTCATCAAAGGCTATGAAGACGTGGAGACGGTAAGAAGCGGTCTTACACGGATGATTGTAGAACAGAAGGTATCACACCTCGCAAAGAACGGTATTGAAATTGCAAACGAGGGAACAGATAAGAAACGCTTCGACAACTTCCGTGCATGGAAGGACATTTCCGGTCTTGACTCTGCATGGATGATGCTTGTAAAGTCCGCGCTTAACTGCGGAGACGGTGCAATGTATCTCTATGTGAACAACGGTAACATAGAATACAAGGTCTTCTCGCCTCTTGAAGGAGATATGCTGTTCCCACACAAGGACGAAAAGGGAAACCCGATGCTCGTCCGGAAGTACGTGCTGAACGGAAAGAATGCAGTGGACATCTATATGACTGACTACATAGAGACTTGGGTGCAGACGACATTTGAGAAGGACAGCGGAGAGGACAGGAAATGGTGGGACAGCGTTAAGGGATGGTTCAAGAACATCTCCACAAAGAAGAGCGAAGACGGATGGTATCGTATCACACGGACACCAGCGCAACTTGACAATATGACGTGCCAAGTCGTGTATCTCCGCGTTCCGGATACCCCGGTGGGTCACGCCATGATGAACATCAACGCATGGGAACGCGGTGCAAGTTATATCAGCGACAAGGTGCGCTCAACGGCTTTCGCAAAACTTTTCTTAAAGTCGGCAAAGATAAAGAATCTTCCTCCGCTGTCTTCCGGAGAGGAGGTGCTTGGCGTAGAAAATGCAGATGCCGATATGCTTAGAGCAAGTTCAGCAGAATACCTTACACCACCGGACATCTCCAACATTGCAGGTATCAATCTTGACAACATAGAAGATGCTATCATGCAGTCAACTATGAGTATTGACCTGCAACCCGAAATCCTCAAGTCCGGAGCGGACAGTTCTCAGACGCTGAAACTGCTGTTGAGACGTGAAATACAATGGTGCCACAACGCATGGCCTATCGTTCGTCCTGCGGCAAAACAGATTATAGAAGTACTCAAACGATTGGTGGCGAAGATTGAACAGGATGATACGTACAACAAACTCAAGATTTCGGTATGGAACACTCCGTGGATGCCTGTTGACGAGGATGCGCAGGCAGACCGTGCAACGAAACTTATCTACGCTTCCGTATTGTCGCAGGAAAGCGCAAGGGAGGAACTGAACATGCAGTACACCAAGGAAGCCGAACAGATTAACCGCGAGCAGGAAGAGAAGATATACCGAGAGACGTATATCAAACTCAAGGCTGAAGCGCAGGCAAGAAAGGACTTCGGAGAACTCAACACCGCAAACGATATTGTAGTGACAGAAGAGAATACCAAGACCAACAATCCCGATGACAACGCTAAAGTTGACAACAACGCCCCTGTAAGACCGCTTACATAAGTCATGTAAGACCGCTCACATAAGCACAGAAAAAAAAGAAGGTATGCCCCCGACAAAAGAGGCATACCTTTTTTTAGAATCTCAAGAAGTTGTAACTCAATCCAACGCCAACGTAGAATCCATTGGGATATCCGCATCCAACCTGCACACCAAGACCGAACGGTGTGTTCTTCTTTACCTCAACCTTCTGTGTGACGGTATTCGTCACCGTATTGGTTATTGTTCGCGTTATTGGGAACACTCTTATGCTGTCAAGTGATGGCTCATATCCGCTTACCCACGCTTCGTAAAGGCTGTCCTTGTAGAACTTGTGCTCCCTTATTATTACGGTATCACGGACGTACATCGTGTCTGTCTTGGCAACGGCATACGGACGTGGTAGAATCCTCGTCACGGTATCACGGACAAACGCTGTGTCTGTCTTGAACACGAACACCGTATCAGAAGGCAACGTCTTGCGCTCTGTCCTGTGATGGCACTTCCCGAAGAGAAAAGACACGATGATTATACCTAAAACGATTCTGAACACCAAACCGATGTACACATCGTACTTGTTGTAGAAATCACGTATATAATTTGCCGTACGTGCAAAAAAATTGATTAAAACGACAACTATTTTCATAAAATTCATATCTACTATCCGTTAAAGTATTGAACCTTCAGATTTATTCCGCTCGTAGGACGAACGTCAAGATGAACCCATGACGTGCCGTTCTCCAAACGTATTTGACATGGGATTAGGTCTTTGTTGTCAGATATCCATCTTCGGACTTCGTTCGCTGTCATTCCTCTTACGTCAAAGTCCACAGCCTTGCCTTGGATATGGGCAGAAAGATACAACTTGTTCATCTTTGAGTTCTTGAGGACAAGGTCGCATGTGTTGCACCTAAGTCCTCTTTGGGAAAGGTTTCCTCCCATATGCCATGTGTTTACCGTAATAGGCTTTCCGATGCCTTTACGGATGGCGAGGAGGACAGCAAGAAGGTCCTTGTCAAGGAAATCCCATGCCTTTTCACCGAACTTGCTGTATACATGACGGCATACAAGTTCTCTGATATCAAAATAATCCTTTATTTCCATGTTTCTATGATGTTTTTGATTGTTGCTTCAAAACTTTGTCTTTAAGGCTTTCTTTTTCTTTGCTGCTGCGAGACTTTATCTTGCTCCATACGTGCTTACGGAAAACGTACCAGTACTTGTCAGCGTCTGATTCTCCCTTTTCTGGATACAGAGCCATATAGACATTCTTAAAGGCTTTCTTCTCGTTTCCGATGTTCGAAAGGCAGCATTGGATAAGTATCCGGTTCATCGTCCATCCTTCAAGTTTCTTCTTTGCCGACCAAGATACAAGGTTGTCTTCGTCACTCTCTGAAACCTCTTCAAGGTGTAGTTGAAAAACGTCCTTGTCTGTTGGGAACTTGAAACCGCAGCATGGGCATATCTTGCAGGATGCCGGAACACGCGCACCACATCCGTTATTGTGGTTTATATCCGTCTTGTCTGTGGGGCATTCCTTCATGACCTGCAATCCGCCTCCTTTGGAAACGTCATGCCACAGACTCCACTCTATGTCGGACTCAAAGAAGCCGAGACGCTTGATGTTGTTTCCGGCATCAAGGATTATAAATTCCTTCTTGCCTTCTGAAATACGGCATCCACGACCTATTGCCTGCCGCCATTTGCACATGGATGTTGTGGCGAAATTGGCTACTATACACTCTATGTCCGGAATGTCCGTTCCTGCAACGGCAATGCCAACGTTTACCAAAACTTGGAAGTCTCCGCGTTTGAACGATTCGAATAACTCGTTACGCTCTCCGGAATATGCGGCATCATCTTCAAAAGAGCCGGAAAGGGCATATTTAGCCGATACACCGCGTTCTACGAGCATCTTCGTAAAATCTATAGCCTGCACTGAAGAAACGCAGAATACAAGCGTTTTTTTGTCTCTGCACAGACGAAACCATTCGTCTATTACGCCTCTGTACAAAGTCTTGTCCTCATACTTTGCGGCAAGGCTACGCTGGTTGAATTCCTTCGTGTTTGAGTCAATTTCAACACCGTCAAGTTCGGGGGCAGCAACGGAGAAATGGCGAGCAGGAGTAAGATAACCTCTTTGTATCAGTTCCTTCGTCTTGATACCTGTGACCATTGAACGTGCAAATGTTCCGAGTTGCTTCTGATTTCCCTGCCTTCGTGGTGTTGCGGTTACAAGAAGACGGAAACACGATTCCGATACGTAGTCGTATATGAAGTCATGGTCACAGCAATGAGCCTCGTCAACGATGAGAAGTTCTATGCTCTTTACGTAGTCTCTCCATGCCTCTGAGGATGATACACGCCTACGGAGAGTCTGTGACATTCCTACGGCTATGTTTCCTTTCGGGATGGAGCGGTTCTTTGGAGAGATGTATTCTACGGAAAGACCCATCATGGACAGCGCACCTCCGTTCTGCTTCATGATTTCCGTACGGTTGCTCATGATGAGAACCTTTCTTCCGTACTTCTGACTGCTGTTTGCAATACTGCTGAAGATGACGGTCTTTCCGCCTCCTGTCGTCAACTGAAAGAGTGTGCTGCGGTACATCGACAATGCCGTGCGAATCTCTGAGATTGACTCCTCTTGATAGTCTCTAAGTTTTATCATTGATTTTTATAGGTTTCATACAGGTCCAAAACTCTGACAAAGAACCAAGACGGTACATCCATCCGTTACGCATGACTTCGTATGAAAGTCCGTATATTCTTTTGCTTTCGCTATCAAGCAAATCGGAAAACTGATTGTTGCGGTTGTCACACGTCATTCCGAATCTGAACACTACAGTCTCACCTGTTAGAAGTACGTACTTCTGTGTATGAGGATACTTACAGACAAGTTCTGACGGAACGATACATTCCGGACAATACTTGAGTGGGATGTGAACAGGTGCAGACTCTTTGGATATTTTTACCGAACGCTTTTTTCCTTGTACCATATGCAAAGACATTTTCCGTCATCTACGGCTACACCACCATAGCCTTCGAATACTGCATTTCGCCTCCACTTTCTTATAACGACATTTATCGGGGCTTGGTATATATATCGGCATATAAAGTCAGTAAAACTTTCGTCAGTCCTCAGTATGCACTTTGACACGAAAGTATATTTATAACCTCCAAGGAATGTTATTGTATCACCGGGCTGAATCTTCATTAAGTCACGATTGTAGTACTCTCCTATCGGGAGGAGAATCAGACCTTTTACTTCGGGTGGTGGAGGTTCGTTGTGAAATATTTTGAAATTTGCCATGATGATTTACATGATGATTTACTTATGTTCTATACCATAACCGAATAATGCGAAATCACCGCGTGAGGGGTCATCGGGGAAAATTTCCTTCATTGTTTCCGTTATCTCAACCGCTGTCTTCATATCTGCTGATTTTCGCGATGTAAGACCGAGTTCAAGTGCAATACGGTGTACATGTGTATCAAGGGGTATCAATAGCCGTGATTGGTCTAAAAATGACCAAATTCCAATATCTACAGGACTGTTGTGTCTCACAAGCCAGCGAAGCATCATGCACAGTCTCTTGCAGGCTGACGTGTTGTCCAATGGGAAACCCTTTATACCTCTGAAAAGGTAAATGAGATTTTGTAGGGCATTGTCACAATTGTGATTCCGAAGGTATTCACCGATGCTACCGTATGCTTTGTATATATTTTCAAGACGTTTGCACAACATGTATAAATCTGACCATTTATAAAATCTGTACATTGTGATATCGGACTTGAAACTTACGTACTTCTTTCCGATTATGAATTCGTATGGAGATGATTTTGACATCAAATCGTCAACCATACCTGCCTTGTCAATAATATGCATGCGGTTTCCATAGGACAACCATGATGTTATTACAGCGGATATTTCTACATTTGCCGTTCCTTCGACATATCCGAATTCATGACGTTTTTCGTGCCATTTCCATGGGAACTGTATCGGGTCTGAAAACACAAACGATTCTGTCTCGTACTTGTCAGCCCACGACAAGATAAGTTTGCTTGTTTCTTCTGTCATTCGAAAAGTTGTGTCTTATAACCGATTAGGTTAAGCCATAGGTCCATGGCGAATTTCTCGTAGTCAATCTTGAAAAGACATGAATCGTAGTCTTCTGATTCGCTGTCTATACGCGAACGCAATATGCACATACGCTGCACCTCTGATACGACTTCTGACTTAGTGATTTTAACAAGCCCTTTTGGTGTCCAACGTATCATGTTCGTCTTGTCAAGAAGGGAAAACTCATGGATTGAAGGGCATTCATTGTAGTCATCAAGACCCAATATGTAGAACTCCTGCGCTACACGGAAAAGACATGCCATCTTTGACCTCTTGTGGATTCCATTCAGAAGGTTAGCCTGTGGAGGTGGGGCAGGTCTTGTGCCGTTCGCAAACAGAAGATAAATAATCCAATCTGACTCGCTTACGGTATAGTCATCAGTAACCCTTCCGTATACTCCAGGAACGCGGACTCTCTTTTTGAAATCATCACACATATACTTGTCGCTGATGTATTCAGCATCCTTTATACCCCTCTTGTAGCAGGACATGAAAATCTTTACTGCGGCAAGTGCAGACGAACTGTCAAATGATTTTATGAGTTTTCTCATGATGTTGTTGTTTTATTTACAATAGGTCTATATAGTCTACAAACAGACATTCCCATCCGTAAGAATATAGCGGAAGCCTCTTTAACTGACGGTTGTATATCTTTGCAAACATACGAGGAGGAAGGTATCTATATAACGTTTCGGATATTGAAGAGTATGAACCATGAAGAGAATATATTATACCTACATCAAAAAGGTAGTTGGCGTAGTCCTTCTTCTCCCAAAATACCAATACGTTGTTAACACTAAAGTCAATACGTCTTTTAATACTCTTTACATAGTTGAAGAAGCAGTCTTTTTGAAATTCGGCATCCTTCGGCTTGTGCCTTATGTCAAGAACGAATCTCACAAAAACCTCCGACCTGCTGCACAATGCTGCAAGTTCTTTCTCAAATTCGGATTCCGAAACGTCGAATTCTATCATGTTATGACAGAAAATCGCTTTACCGTCTTTGTCGAAACGAAGTCTGATGTCAAATAACCGAACTCCTGCGTCAAACTGCTCCTTAAGAGTCTTTCGCTGGCATCTCGCCCATGGTGTCGCCAACTTCTGCCACCATTTCTTTACAGGAAGGTAACTCAACGAGTTGTGACTTCCTAAAATTGATAGGGTAACCATATAGTCATTTTGCTTATAGAACATGACAGGTTATTTATTATAGAACTTCACATTTTTAGCCAAACTTACAATGTCACTCTGAACGACATTCGCCATACGTGCAACACGGTAGAATTCCTTTCCATAATCTTCTTCCGTTAAATCAAAGAGATGTTCAATATAACGTCTGTAAATGAACACGATGATGAAGCGTGCGAACTCGTATCTTTCTGTGCAATCTGAGGCAAACAGACGGTTTCTGTTGTCGGTATATGCTTCGATGTCCACACAGGCTTTTCCGGAGATTCGGAACTCAAGTCCGTAGATGCTGTAACGCTTTGCAAGACCTTTAATGATGTCTTTTTCCTGCTGTGTCATTTGAGATATGCTGTGATTTTCGTTTCGGTGATAGATTCAAGGATGATGTCAGATACCCATCCTGCGCTCTCACGCTTGTACATCTCACGCGCTTCGTCGATGCTTGATGCGTTGAAGAGCAGATAATGCGGAATGCGCTTCTCCTTTGCGGACTTCTCGTCCAAGACGATTGTGCTGTACTTCACCTTGTAATACTTTTCTTTCTCATCGTTTTCGTCAAGGATGACTTCAGTGACGTTGGATATCTTGACTGACAAGACATCTATATCCGTTACGGCATAATCCTTGAAATCAAGGTATGCCTTATCTTCCGCTTCTGCAAAAGAGATAGCCTTTACGATGAAAGTTTCTTTGTGTTTCTTTTCGATAGCATCGATGTAACTTACACCGACTTCGAAGAATCTTTTGAATTCGTTTTCCATGTTGTGTTATTTTGTTTCGTTAAGTTTATCAAGGTCTTTTTGCAGACGCTGGAGAAATGATGCCTCACCGTCATCACCGGAAAGAAGATAGTCAATACGCTTAGCGTAGATGTATGCCTTGCGAATGACATCAAGACCTTCCTTCATCTTTTCCACGACTTCGTCTTTATATCCGCAATAGTTTGGAATCGTGTGCTTGTTAATCCGTACGTACTCCTTCTCGGAATCGTCAAGGTCGTGGTCTCTGATGTACCGCTCCACATCATCCTCGTCAAGTTCATGACCGTTGATGTATTCGTCTATGTCTTCGGCGATGTAGTCGAAATGGCAATAATTAAAGTCAAAATGTCCTCCGCTCATAATTTTTCTCGCACCTCCTTAAGCAGTTCTATTTCGTTTTGAAGATACCATGCTGCCTTCTCAAGGTCTTCGATGGCGTTTGACAGTTCGTCCGGGTTTGTCTCGGAACGTTTCTTGCCATGCCGCCAGATGTACTTGAGAACGTTTCCGAGATTGAAGGACATATACCTTGCGACCTCAATGCATTCGATGCCGGACGGATGGCTGTTGTAGTGTAAAGGATGGTTGATGTTGTTCATATGTTACCAATCGTAAAGTTTGTCAACATTTATTTCTGTAAATGAATTCCGGCAGAACGGACATGATGTCTTCTGGATGTTCCTTTGCGTACTTCTTGTAGAGTTCCTTCTGCGCACGCAAGGATTCGGGGATGTTATGTCTTATTATCATTGTCACATATGTCGAAATAGTGTGTCATTATTTACATCCTTTCGGCAACAGGTCGGATATGTATGCCCAACGGCTCAATCCGGTTTCATTCACAAATGCTTCCCAGTTGTCTTCTTGCCCGCACCACCTGTAGATGCTAAATCCATCGGTGTCTTCGCAAAGCAATAATTCAACACACCTCGGTTCTTCTCCAGCATCATGCCAAAGACTTTTAAGATTAGGTTCTTCATCTGCAATCTCCAAACCGTGTTTCAAACCAATGTTGTACCATTTCTCCTCTAGGTCTGTTTCGAAACAATATGGTACCAAAATATTCAATTGCTCAATATCTTCTCTTGTCATAACTTATTCCTCCCAATATCTGTAAAACTCAGGTGCTTCTTCAATAGTTCCTACGAGGTGTTTTGTGTCATCGTTATAGGGAATAACTTGTTCCCATGCGCATCCTGCTACAATAACCTTTCCTTTAGCATTAATGTGAGAAAATAACATAGCAGTCCATTCTCTATCATTATAATCTCTTACAAGTACCTTGTCAAACGGTTTCAATGTCTTTTGGTCAAACTTAGGCTCCTTGGGTTTGAATTTACTCCAATCACGTTGGTCTCTGGATGGGAATAGAATACATTCACCATCCTCACATTCAGTATAGTACCTACCATCTTTTGAAAAAGACAATTCAATACCATTACCACTAATATCACAACTAACACCAATTGGATAATCATCGTTATTACAGTATACTCTATTAAGATATACTTCTCCTGAAATAGGAGTATACAACTTCGTCCCTTTCGGGCAATCCTTTAGGATTTCTACAAGATTAATGTTTTCGTTCATATCGGTTTATTCGTTAAAGTTATACTCTGCAAAAAGGTCTAATTCTCTTGGCTTTGGATTTATTATGTCATCCAACTTTTCGAAAATTTCTTTCGGAACTTTGATGAATCCGTCAAAGTTGCCATTACTGCTACAGCGATGTTTTTCGTTGAAGAATTCAAGTGATAGATTTACTGCATGAAGGATGGCATCTTTCTCTTTCTGGAAATATTTGCCGTGATAGCCTGTACAAGGAGAATAGATTGCATGAGCAGACTTTGCAGACTTAAGTCCGTATATCCATCCGTAAGGAGTATAAGCGGTTTCTATTCTGAATCTGCAAAAGCCTTTATCGTACTCAATGACATTTGGATTGGTGCATACTCCGTGTTCGTTGAATTCAAAGTTTTTCATTATTGGAAGAGCATAAGTTGACAACGGTTTTCTATGAGACTGCAAGCCTTGCTGTAGAAGTCCTTCTTTATCTCAAAGCCATAAGCCCTACGACCGAGCGTCTTTGCAGCAAGCAATGTGGTTCCGCTGCCTGCACATGGGTCTATCACGACATCTCCTGGGTCGGTGAAAATCTGAATGAGATACTGAAGGAGAGGAACGGGCTTTTGAGTGGGATGGATGGTAGGCGTTTCTGTGTCGCGCACCCAATCTATGCAGTTGAACACCATACCACCTCCAACGGCATCATTGTTGAACTTCGGCAACTTGTCGCGATAAAGCAGGACTCCATATTCGCAGTTACCGACAATCTTCATGTTTGCCTTCAGAACCTGTGCTGAATAGTTCTTCCGGAACACAAGGTTTATATAGTGCTTGAAACCGTAACGCTTGCCGAGTTCTATGTACTTGAACTGCTGTTCGAACTCGCAGAAGATAATCATGCATGGAGACTTTCCTGACTCCTTCGGTTCTTTTACAAGCATCTGAGAGCAGAAATGCATGAATTCTGCAGGACGGAAGTCCTTGTCTGTGTCGAAGAATTGTTTGCCTGCCTTGTCTGATTCTCCGTTCTTGTTATCTCCGTCTACGTACCATGATGGGTTGGAAGCGTAGGCATCTTTACCGAGACAATATGGTGGGTCTGCAATAATCAATTGAGCCTTTGGTATTCCATAGGGCTTGAAATTTTGGAAGTGGTCATTGAAAAGTTCTACCTTTTTCATGGATTATATTGGTTTTTATCTTACAAAAGAATTCTGATGCGCTGCGAATTCTTCAGCCTCACTGCGGTCCTGGAAGTAATTGATACGCGCTACGGACTCGGAGTTAACCACGCTGAAGATTCTGTGGCTGCGTTCCTTTTGTTCTTTTACAATGTATTTCATTTGTCTTTGAAAAGTTCCGGTCGCGCACCCATCAGCCAAGACCGGAGATTGATTCTTTTTTCATTTTCAGTGTATATCCACTGGTCATACCATTCTTCGAAATCTTCGAATGTCATGGAATTATCTACTATGTATCTAAGTTCATCCATGTCAATAGCGTAGTAAGATTGGATGTCAAGTACACCTCCTTCCCTTCCTGCTATCCAATAGGTGTCATGCCAATCTATTCCGAACTGATTGCATAGTCTGAGACGATACTCATCGCAAATATGCTCATAGGATAGACCGAGATACTCCTGCGCATCTTTGAAGTCCTTGATGTAACCCTCCGGTTCTCTTTCGTCAACGCTTTCCAAGTGGAAGTCAAAAGGTGTGAGATAGTCCTCGTTTTTCTCGTCAACACCTGCGTTGATGTCGGTTATGAATTCTTGAAGAGCATCAAACGCTTCAGACTTGCTGTAAAACGTCCCTTCGCAGGCAATCTCTCCGCTTTCGTTGTAGTGGACGGTATATTGCTTTCTCATGAGAATAACTTTGTGATTATAAATGAATATGCTGTTATTGATATGTACGCTGCAATAAGCATCATTACGGATATTAAGATTGTGAATACAATAACGTAAACTGCACTTACTGCAAGTCTGAACAAGTCACGCTTCATAATCCTGTAGAGTTGAATCCTCCTTCTCCGCGTTCCGTATCGTCAAGTTCGTCTACGACTTCCGCAACACCAGTGAATACAGGAGAGATGACGAGTTGAGCGATGCGCTGTCCGTCTGAGAGGAAGAATTCCTCGTCTTCGTGGTTGACGACAATCATCTTGATTTCTCCCCTATAGTCTGTATCAATCGTTCCCAACAGAGCATCTGCATTGTGGCGGAGATTATACTCGTCCGGAATACCTTTTAGGCTGCATCCGGAACGCGGACGAACCGTGGCTTCGAAGCCTTCCGGAAGTTGGATGGAAAGTCCGGTACGTACAGCGTTGCGACCGGGATAGATGCAATGGCTTCCGTACACGAACAGGTCGTAACCTACGGAACCATCGGTAGCCTTGATTGGTGCTGTCGCTCCAGGCTCTAACTTTAACTTTACTTTTTTCATTTTGTTATTTCTTTAAAGGTTTCATAATCCGCATGGTCTTCCAGTCTATATAAGTATCCTTCCGACTGTATGTGTGCGGATACTTCGATTTTATGGATTCCACGGCATCGTCAAGGTATATGCACCATCCCAAGTCGAAGTCCTTGCTTATCCTTACATCAAACGTCATGGTCATAATATACGTATCATACCGTACCGATGCAACGTCTACGACTAATGTAACGTACCTATATGACGAACGCTCGTATGAATTCTCAAGAAGTCCGCTTACTATCAATGGGATTCTGTCTTGTATTTCTTCCATTTTACTAAACGTAATACATAACTACTCCATCACGCTTTATCTTGCCGATAAGGTTCATTTTTGCAACCTTGTTTAATTCGTATAACGTACGGAGATTATACCTTACCTTCGCTTCAAGAGGACTCATGATACGTTTCATGTCTATAAGACATTTTACCAACTTGTATAATGACGAGTCCATGCTGTTTCCGTAAAACAACAGACCGGGAATGTCGGTATACGACAACTTGTTGTTGTTGGATAACCTTTCGGCTTCGTTACGGCTTATTCTCATACTTTGACATGTAACAAAACTCCAATTCTCAAAAAGTTCGTTGATGAATTCGCCGACATCTTCCTTCTTCATTGAAATGGCTTTCTTTATAGTTTCTTCGCCATAATAAGATACTTCTTCTATCTCTTTCTTGTTTCGTCGGTATTTGAGACGTCCGTCCTCACTCATTCTAACCATTATCTTCTTCGTTTAACGTGGATTCTTGACTGAGCATCTTGTCAAGTTCTTCGCTTACTGCCGCCTTGAATTCTTCAGAATCATGAGGACGTACCATTGCCTCCATGATATACTGTGATGCCTTTTCCTCTTCTTCGGTTACACTTTCAGCGTTCTCTTTGGACTTCTCGTCCAGCCTATCTACGTACTTGCTGACTGTATTAAGGAAGTCATCCGTGAAGTCTTTATTGACGAATGTTGCAACGGAACACAGATGCATAAGCAGTCCGTAACGTTCCAAAATTATCATTTCGGCTGAGCCTTCGCCACTTCTTCCACTACTGATTTCCATTGCGCAGAACAGAAGCATACCGAATATGTCTGTGTTTCCTGGAATACGGATTGACCACATACGCATTGACTTCTCTGTAACTTCAAGATATGTATCATTTATGTTTCCTTCTGAATAGTAGAAGTCGTACTTGTATCCTCCTAAATCATAGGATAGATATGGCTTTGATTCTTTCTTCTTATTGAACTTTTTGAACATATTGATGTGGTTGTTTTTTTGTTGTAGTTATTTTATCTGACGTTTCGGAACGAAAAGACGTTCCGTGTATCTGTAGTTTTTGTCCGTAGCACATTTTGACGATACAGTTTCTTTTTCCGCTATGCATTCAAACCTATCTTCCGGCATCCATTTTTCGCTTATAAAAACAGGGACACTCTGATTCTCGCACCACGTATAGAAACGCTCATGGTCAAATTTTCCTTTGTTGTAATTAACACATGAGAAATAAGGAATGTCGCAGTATATCACGGAATCCGGACTTTCAACTCTTATATCCGTATAATCCTGCATCGTTGGAACGAACCTTTCGGTATCAAAACATCTGAAGGAATCACTTAATGAATAAAGACGTTTTTGACGTTCGTATACCTGAATTTTTAAATCGCTCATTATCCTGCGGATATCCGAGTCCGCAACGTCATATATCGCAATTTTAAGGAATTCTCGGAAAACCATCACGCGCTCACGATATTCTTCCATCGTACTTATACCATCCATGAAAATTTCTTCGTGAATACGCCTAAATATATCCTCTTTCTTACTGCTATATAGATACGTCCTTAAATCACTTCCAAAGGACCACACAGTACGAATATATGCATCATCATCCTTTTTCGCGTAGAAATCTTTCCGAGATATGAATTCCCTCATGTCCGGAAGGATACCTTGAATAACGTCTTGAAAGAATAGTGCCGAATCGGTAATATCATTGCCATGGACGTAACGGAACTTTCCGCACTTCAAAGCGCAGTCGCTTATAGCGCATCCTCCTGCGAAGATGTCGTAGAAATGTGTACTATTTGGAATATAACTCAATATCCATTCCGCAAAACGTCTCTTTGAGCCTTGGTATGGCATACCGTATGTCCGAATGTTTTTTACTTTGTTTTTAATCACGGTCTTTGTTTTTAATCACGATGCAAAGGTACGCACTTTTTCGTTAACTGCAAAATTTTTGAGGCATTATTTTCGTGTTTTGCAGATTTTTTTTCGTTATAGCGACATCTTCATGCTTTTTATAACGGCATCGGCATAGTCATCGTGTTCTTCGATGTTATCGTATCCAAGCCACCATTCGCATATCCGAGCACCATTGATAGACGACCAATACTCAATTGCATCCATATCGGGATACAGAAGCATCCTGTCATCAACATCTTTTAGATTGTTCTTTCCACCTGTTGCAATGAAAAGTTTTTCCGGAAATGCAAGAGTAAGTACAAGTGCGCTCTTCTCGCTCTCAACGACACACACTTCCCGTTTTTCACCGTCACCGCACAAGTGAGCACCGAAATACGGTCTGTCACGGTATCCCTCACCTGTCACATACTTTCGCGTTCCTCCGAAACTCTTGTCTCTGTGACCGTCATACTTGTATTTTATACGCTTATCGTAACATATCCGGTCATCAGCATCAGTATACCAAAATACCGCATAGCCGTTACCGTCTGTTGTCACATGGTACATGTCCCATACGTCACGCGTTCTGTCCTTGCCGAAGATTCCCGACATCCACACGAACAATGGGCAACGCTCAAGGTCAAACTGAGCGCATGCCTTGTAAACAGACCATGGAATGTACTTCGTCTCCGTCTCTTCACCACGGTTTCTGATGATGTTCTGAAGCCTGTAGTCCGGAATGGATCTGCCTCTCATGATGGAAACAGCCCCCTTGTAGTCTGACGCTCCACCATACGTCATGAGCCACTGCTGCATACTCATGCTTTCTCCTCCCTGCTCATGAAACCATATAGCGCATCCCTTGTCGTTCCTCCACATCTTTATCTTCAACTTGTCCTTCTTGTATGGATGACGCTCACCGGACATGTAATACCTTCCCTGCCATGCATCTTTGTGCCACTTTAGGTCCATATGGGTTATTTCCGGGATGTGCTGCATCACAGCATATAGGTCTATCAGTTCACTTGCCATAGCGTCAATATAACTAAAAAAAGCTTGAATGTTCGGTACGGTGGGCAGTCCGTACCTACTAATCCAAGCCATAAATATCCTTTTTAACTCCCATTCTGCCCAATGTAGTTGTCTTCTTTCTGCCTGCAAAATTACGACTTTTTGCCGTAACTACCAAATTTTCGCGCAAAATCTTTAGAACGGAAGGTCATCCATGCCTACCTGCCGGATGATACCACTTTCGGATTCTTCTCCAGCATCCGTTCCTAAAGGAACGTCATCAATACCTTCAGAACCGATGCTGAACCATATTCCGTTCTTGTTACGGGTCTCCTCAAAGCCTTTTTCACGGAAAATCTTCGACATTGAACGGGATATCTGAGGATTCTTCTCACCGTTGTCGTAGCAGTAATCCGTGTACATCTTGTGCCAGTCCTTTAACGTCTTCCATGTGTTGTCACCGAAAGGACGGTCCTTGACCTTTATAAACCGCATGTCACGTATCCAACGCCTCAACGAGTTACTGTCAGCACGGGCATCGTTCTGAGCCTCTATAACCTCATCTCCGAGGACGATATTGCCGCCATTCGCAATTATCATCTTGTAACCCTCATAAATCCAATTGAAGATAGCCTGCCGAGCATGTGTTGAGCATAGTTTTGCCTTCAGATTCGGGTCCTTGTCCTTGTCGCCCCATATACGCATACTGCTGTATATGGGAAGTATCCTTCTGTGGTAACCCCAACTGTCATCCGTAGTAGACGGAAGAGCGTTTGCACAACACAGGAGCGGTGGGGCTTTTACCTTGAAAATCTTATGACCGTATGGATGTCTTGCCTGGAACTTCTCTCCGGAGGCAAAACTCTTGAAACCGCTGGATGATATATTACCCTGTTTCATATCGTCCGTGAAGTTCGCCAACGCACCGTCAAGGTTCGCCAAGTTGAACATCCGGTTGGTATCGTTCAGCAACTGTTCCGGGTCAAAATTCGTGAAGTATTCGTCTCCGAAAACGTTTGCTATCGCGCTGGCAATCACACTCTTTCCGTTGCTGCCAGGACCGATGAGGAAGCATACGTATTCAATCCTGTATTCCTCCCTGTTTACAAGCAAAGAGCCGCAGAACATCTGAAATGCCTCGCGCATATCCCTATTAGGGATAATCTCCATAATCTTGGAGTTCCACAATGGGTCTACAGCATCTTTGTCGTATTCAATATCCACGATGATGTCTGTCCGCGTATCCTTGCTGAAAGGCAGAAGAACCCCTTCCTTTACATCAAATACGCCGTTACAGAAGACAATATATCTTCTGTTTGGCACGAAATGTCCCTGTCTTTTGTTCTCCATTCCGGAGCAGCATTCTTTTGCTATGAACTTGTTACTGTTTTTACAGTAAACCTTGCTGACCTGCATTCTTGACAGTACGGTCTTTATCACTTCGTTCAAGAACGTTTCCGTAGTGACCTTTTCGTAGTATTTTCCGTTATAGACGTACAGGACTCCGCTGTCGCTCATCAGCAGTGCCCCATCTCCGTTCATATACGTATAGTGTTCAAAGAGGTCGCATAGTTCGGCCTCCTTGTTTTTTTTCGGTGAGTTATCCTCTTCTCCGTATCCTGGTTTTACGGATGGGCTTATCCTGTCGTACAGGTATTCCGTGAGGTATTCGAAAGTATCGTCATTTACCATATAGCCTGCATGAGTTTACAATTTTAACTGCATGAGTTTACCTGTTAGCATTTCCTTCAAGCACGCCTGCAATAGCATACTCAGTGCCGTATTTTGACCGTCTGCTTGGGCATCCTATCTTTGATAGGCTTTTTGAGAACTGCCTGTCGGTGCATATCGGTTCTATGCCGTACATCTTGCAGTAGTACACGTATTCTATGTACATCCGGTTCATGAGATAGAACCCATCCTGGAACATATCCTCCCCGGAGTCTGCAATCCACGACACCACACCGCTTACATAGCGTTTAGGTATCCCATTTCCATATTCCGCCATGATGTCGCAGTCCGCGTGCATGACATCGCAGTCCTCCATGGTAGTTTCGTAATTCTTCTTTTCAGCCATACTCGTAATCCGTTTTAAGCCATTCTAAGGCATTATTTTTGTTTTAGGTTATTAGTTGTCCGTAAACGTAGAGAAAAGCCGCCAGCGTGGCTAAAAACCGCTAAAGACGGCTATAAAGCCTCCGTTTTACATTCTGCATTACCGCCAAACAGGCCGCCAAACGCAGCCTACACCGCCATACCTCCTCAACGTTCACGGGTGCATTTTCGTCCGGAAACGGGTGCAAAGGTACGCCGAAGAAACGAAACTGCAAAACTTTTTGGTGAAAATTTCACCCACGGTAACAAAATACCGCCAAGGGTCAACAGAGAAAACCAAGACTTGCCAACACGGTAGTCCGCCAATGCCTGCAATGCGGTGAACGAAGAAAAAAATATTCCATTTTTTACGTATATAATCAGTTACACTTTTTAACATATACAAGAAAACACTAATAAATACTAATACTTTCTCATACTATACACAACCAAATAGCATGTTTCGCTGATATCCAAAAAATCTTCAAAAATTTTGACAAAATGCACACGGTGAACGTCCAAAAAGGCTCATTCATCGGAAAATCATCGGCTCATTCATCACTTAAAACGCTGTAAATCAGCAAGTTATACAGAAAGATGCACGACTTTCAGAAAATCCCTTATATACGTCATGTGTGCACATGACACGAAAATATATATATAACACACACAACACATTTTTTTTATTCATAATTTCATACATTTCATTCATCAAACTCTATAACTTGCTGTAAATCAACTATTTACAAAATGCACGACATGGGTAATGAACCCTATTTGTTAAAAAGTGTTTTTCATCTTTAACACACTTTAACATTTAGTCATTTACGCTTAATTGTACTTTTGTAAACTTTATATTGCAAAATTGCCAAAAACGTGTTCTAAAACACCACAAACTCGGCAAAAAATGCTCAAAATTGCATGCTTAAAATTGTAAACAAGAAATTTCAAAATGAAAAAATTTTTTAGGGTGGCACACGGCCTGTGTGCAACGCCTATTTTTGCACCCCTGCCACCCCTTAAACTTTTAAAGTTCTGATTTTCAGCAAGTTATAAAATGTGGAAAGCAGCGAAACGTCCGTATTGTTGGCGAAAGTGTGCAAAAATTTTGTAAACTCGACATTGCAAAATTGGGGTCTTTTTTGCTAACTCGACATTACAATTTTGAGGGTAAAATCCCCTATTGCAAAAATATGTTAAAACTCGCTCAAAAAGTTGCAAAATAAGCCTTCCGAAATTTGCCCAAACCGCGAAAAAGCCGTAAATTTGCAGTGCCAAAGGGAAAGAAAGGGCGAAAGCTCGCAAACAGCGAAAAAACCAATAAAACACGAAAAAAATATGAAAGTACGAACTCTTGAAGGCAAAGGCCTACGGTCTGCCGGTTATACCGAATTCGAGTGCCACGCCCTCATCCACGCGGCCGGACATTGTGCAGCTGGCGAAACGTTTCATGGCGTCCCCACCTCGGCAAACGTCGTTTACCAGAAGTCGGACGACACTTTTTTTGTCGCGAGCCGCGACGAGGACACCGTGACAATCGTGCGCCATAGCAACGGGAAAACGTTAACCGCGCGAATAATCCAGGACGGCGAAAAGCCAACGAAGAAAGAAACGAAAAAAACCGAAAACACAACAAAGGAAAAGGAAATGGAAACGACAACGACAACGACAACGGCAAAAATGGATCAACTGCAACAGGCGGCCTCGCTCCTCGAACTGCTCAAGAGTAGCAACGACGACACCGCACGGGAACGTATCGACGCCCTCGCCGCACAGGTTGAGGCGCTGGCCGCACAGGTGGAGGCGCTGAAAAACCAGCCGGCGAAGGTTCACGAAATCAGACTTCCAGAAAAGGCGGAAAAGGTTGAGGGCATCACACATCCGAAATATGATGAAGTGCTGGCAATGATTGCAGAGGGCGAAAATGTATATCTTTACGGCCCGGCAGGAAGCGGAAAAAACGTGCTTTGCGCACAAGTGGCAAAAGGTCTTATGATTCCGTTTTATTATCAAAATACAGTGCTTACGAAATTTGACCTTTCCGGTTTCAAAAATGCGGTTGGAGATTTCGAGAAAACGGAATTTTTCCAAGCCTTCACGCAAGGCGGGCTTTTCATGCTGGACGAGGTGGACAACAGCACCGCCGAAGCCATGGTGGCCCTGAATGCGGCACTTGCCAATGGGTACTATTCCTTCCCCGGTGTCGGCCGTGTGGACGTTCACCCGGATTTCCGATGCATTGCGGCCGGAAACACGATCGGCACGGGCGCAGATTCGGCATACTGCGGACGCTATAAACTCGACGCGTCGAGCCGCGACCGTTTTTGTTTTGAGGGTATCGATTACTGTAGCGAGATAGAGGCAGCCATAACGGCCGGAGATGACACCGGGCTTGTCGTTTTTGCGCATGATCTACGCCGGGCAATTCAGGAGGTAGGCGCGGAAATAATTCTTGGCTACCGCGGAATTTCCAGACTGCACAAATGGCAAAATGTTTTCGGCTTTAAAAAATGCCTTAAAAAGTTCGTCACAAAGGGCCTCGAGGAAGTCGACAAAGATACAATCGTAGAAGTACAAGACGCTTTGCGAAGGATGCACACGGCCGAAACTGACTGGCACTGCGCATTCTACCAAATTTTAGACTAACGCCCGAAGGGCCAGCCGTCAACGGTTACCGGGTTTTCCGGTGGGGTTGTTCGATTCACCCCGGCGGCACAAATAAAAACCAATAAAATATATAGATATAGATATGGCAAGAAAAGCTAAAACTTTCCAGTTTTGCCGATATTTCGACACACTGAAGGAAATGAGGGCGTATATTGAAAACACGCCGCCCATGTTGGTAAACATCATGAAGAATTACCGCCATTCTGAGGAAGGCAGCAAGGTGTTCACGGGAACCGAAAACATGGCGGAGGCAAACGCAATGCTTACGGCCGGTTATCCTGAAGGCGTTAAAGAGTTGAAAACGGTAAAGGCTAAGCCAAGCAGAAACGGACAAACGGAAATATTCCGAAGTTTTCAGGGCTTCACGCCTTCGGTCGGTGACGTTGTCGCCGGGAATCCTCTAAACATGATAAACGCCCGGCAAAGCGTGAAAACCTCATGTAAGGTTGTGGATGTTGTTTTGGGAGCGGCATTTTCATGTGAATGGAAAACGGAGGACATAATAAAGGAGGCCAAAAAGGCCATGCAAGCCGTTATGACGGCCGAAAATAACGGCTACCGCGTAAACCTTTACGTTTGCTTTTCTTCCGCTTATTTGGGCGAGAAAAAGGACAAAAACAATACTTGCGACATACTTGTAAAAATCAAGGGCGCAAACCAAAAGCTGGACGTGTTGCGTGTTTCGTATCCGGTTATCCATCCTTCATTTTTTCGTCGACACGTTTTCGCAGTAATGGAGCGCAGCGTGGAACTGAATAAAGGCTATGGCTGCGCAGCGAAACCAACAGAAAAGGCCGTGAAGGCGTGCAACAGGGCAATAAAAACGCCGCGAATAATCAACCTGCCCGAAAGCCTGGCATGCGAGGATATGGTGTCAATCATAACAAACTAAGCAATCCACCCGGGAGAAAATCCCGGGTTTTTCGTGGCGTTCCGGCGTCGTGGCCGTCCCCACCCCCCCGGCGTTACGAAGCGTTCCGGCGTCGTTGTGGGCGTTCATGGCAGGGGAACAGGGGCAGAGGAACAGGGGCAGAGGAACAGGGGCAGAGGGAAGGCAATATTTCACGCGCTTTGCGGAAATTGCAAAGAAAACATTGCAAAAACACGTATAAAAACGGAAATTTCACGCAAAACACGAAAATTTTTGCTTAAAAACTTGCACAAAGCGAAAATTTGCAGTACCTTTGCATTGTCAAAAAGAAAAACCAATAAAAGCAATGAAACATTTTGAAGAAAACGAAAAAGTCTATATCGGACGTACGGCAGCGTACTACGATTGGGACGAAGACGACATTTTCACGCCCGATTATTGGACGTGGAGCAACGACAAGAATAGCGAGGAATTCGCTGGCGAGGTGTTCGAATTGACACCGGACGGTTTACGTCACCTTGACTTCTGGATAACATGCCGTCAAATGAACTTGTGGCAGCGTAAAAACGTTCTTGGAACGTGAATGAAAATTCAAGCGAACAAGAATTCTACGATTTGACCGATTTAAAAAACGAATTTATTATTTTAAATTAAATGTTATGAAAAGTTGTTATATCTCTATGCAGCATTACGCTGCCGTGAATCACGTATGCAACGCGCTGAAGCATAATGCGGAAGTGGAAGTGTACGGCGAAAACAAAAAAGGCGAAATGCCCAAGAAAGAAAACGCAAGGGCATACTTCCTCGCTTTCGATGACGTAGAGAAAGTGGATTTTCAGGAATTCCCGGAAGACCTGTTTCCGTGTATTAACCCGGAAACGCTGGAAGGAAAAACCGTGTACGAATTTTACGTAAAGAAAAAAAATAGCGTAGTTCACGCTGTGCAGGTAGTTGTCGAAGAGGATTTTTTCCCTTCCTCGTATGAAGTTGCACATCTCATTCAGGAGGAATACGGAACACTATCCTGTGAAGAATACACGCTGGGCATCAACGGCTACCCGGAAAGAGTCCGAGCCATACTTGTGGGATTTGACTCCTTCGAAGATGCCGAAGAAGTTGCTAAAGATTTCGGTGTACATGTAGAAATATTCCGTATCCGTGACGGGTGGCAATTCTGGGAAAAGGCAAGGGCAGTCATGTTGGAGGCAGACAAAACAGAGTGGCGCGAAGACGTATACAAGTACGCTGTTGGCGTAGATTGCACGCAATACGCCAACGAATAAAAAGCAGTGAGGTCTGGCGTAATGCCCACCCACATAACAAACAAGAACAACCAATAAAAAAATACACTATCATGGAAAGAAAAAATATCTTTATTTGCAGAAAGCAAAAGGAAGTACAGATGCTTCGCGGCTTCATGGCAGCACTGGAAATCATCAAGCGCGAAAGCGCGAAATGGGACGGAAAGGTACTGAATAAGCGTTATACGGACGCCATGACGGCAGCAGTCGAAAACATCGCAAAGTATGACGCTTTTGGACGTCATCAACTCCCGGCGGTATCCGTATGCTTCGAAACAACGTACTACGGCGAGCGTACTGGGCGCATTGAACTTAAATGGCACGATAACAGGGCCGGGAATGCTGACAACATTGCCGTATATCTCGAATGGGATGAAGTTGATGTAAAGTATGCAGATTGTAACGAGAATAAAAACGCATACAACGTAAACGGCAGACTTGTATACGATAAGTTGTGCGAGGCTATAGATGAACTTTCCGAGCATATTGGCAAGATGATAAAAGACAACGAAAAGGCCATAAATATGGCGGATGAGGTTATACAGAGATATGAACGTATTAACGCCATACTAAAGGCTGAACTGTCTGACGTTCCGAAATGTCTTTGGGGAACTTATAGCGTTGAAGCGTCTATTTACTAACCAGGCAAAGGGGAGGGTAAAACATCCCCGGCCTTAAAACACCTAACAAAATGAAAAAGTTGATCCAAAAAATAATTGCTACTTCTGTACTTGTACTTGTAGTCGTTTTTGCAACTGCAATTGCTTTTGCTATCATCAGTATGGCAGTATACTGTCTTGATTTGGCCGAAATATACGGCTGGGTGCGTAATGTCGCCGTATTACTTTGCACCGTTACAATCGCTCTTGATATTGCCGTTTGGGCGGAAATCAACCTTATTTCATTAGTGGCAAAGATTCACGTTTGCGACGTGTGGCGCGACTGTACAATAAATGACGTCAAGCCATGCCGTTTGCCTTTCTCTGTTATTCGTAAAATAGTAAAGGAATTGTAATGTATCAGCCTATAAAGCCGGAAAAGTGCCCTTTTCACGCGGATATCATCCGCGGAGGGCATGAGGTGCAACTATCCAAAATAGGAGACTTCGCCCGTGTGCGCGGTGGCCGTTGGCAGCGCATTAAATGGGGCGCGGTAAATGAGGAATACCAGGCATATATAAACGTAAACAACAACAAAATAATACTATAATAATTATGACAGTCGAAGAAATTTTAAAGTGTGTAATTTGTAATGTAGAAGTGTGGAAGCCCATTAAGGGAGTGAAAATATGGAACTTCGACAGACATTGCATAGAAGAAGTAGACCTAAACGAATATATAGAAGCGGAAGTGCGTGATTACAAGTTCATGACAAAGGAAAAATATCTTGAGGACCTTGCGGATACGTACTTCGACGAGGAACTATATATGGCCAACTACGGCAACGAGCCTGTACTTGTAATAATGATTAAGCCCGAGTAATTATGGAGATAATTGTATTTCTCATATGCTTCATCGGCTGGCTCGGGGAGGCTCTGAAAGACGGACATAACGACAGTAAATAACGAATTCCCCCGGCAATGTAGCCGGGGGTTAACTATAAACGCGAAATATAGCCATGAACGACATTTATATATATCACAGGTGCAGCACAGACTCGCAACAGTTCATGCAGCAGCAGGAATGCGTAAAAGGATACTGCACACGTATGGGCATCAGCCCCAACAGCATAAAAGAGATAGTAACGGAAAAGGTATCCGGCACGGTCAATCATACAGAAAGAAAACTTGCCGGGCTTATCAAGAAGTGCAAGTCCGGTGACACCATACTTGTTTCTGAGTTATCGCGACTCGGGCGTAACATGTCCGACCTTTTCGCGATTGTTACAGAGTGTTGCAACAGGGGGATAGTACTCATCCAGTGCAAGGATGGAAGTAGTATAGAAAACACAAGTATAGGCGGCAAGGCTTTGCTTTTCGCGCTGTCTCTCGCTGCTGAAATTGAAGTGGCGAATATCAGGCAACGCACGCAAATGGGGCTGGATGCCATAAAAGACAAACTAAGAAGGGGGGATGAGTACATCGGCAAGAAGTCCGGCAAGGTAGTCACACACCTTGGACGTGAAAAAGGCGTAGACACCTCCAAAGCCTCCGCAGCGCGTGGATTGCAGCAAACGCTTGAGAAGGAGGAATGGAGACGGACAAACGAAGGCTATAAGGCCGTGCGTAGATGGGTCCGTGAGGGGCGCAAGGCCTCGTACATCCTCAAGGAATTCAATACATTCCACGAGTCGTGCCCAGAACACTTCAGTACACCGAGTGGGGGACCGTTGACATTGGCTATTTATTACAAATGGGCGCGTGACATACGCCAGGAGCCATTGGAGTAATAGTTTGGCCGTATGGGGTATAAAAAAGCCCTGTACGGCCTTAAATATGCCATTAGTTGGCATCCGGGCACGTAGTTGGCATCCGGGCACGTAGTTGGCATCCGGGCACGTAGTTGGCATCCGGGCACGTAGTTGGCATCCGGGCACGTAGTTGGCATCC